ACCATGCCAATGATCATGGTTCGTTTGTCAAGGAAGTTCCGATCAAGATGTCCAACCTGTGTTGTGAGATCACACTCCCGACAACTCCTCTAAAGGATATTCATGATGAAGACGGTGAAATTAGTCTTTGCACTCTCGCTGCGATCAACTGGGGAAAGATTAAGAAGCCTGCTGACTTCGAAAAGCCATGTACGATCGCTGTCCGCGCTCTTGACGCACTTTTGGACTATCAGTCGTACCCAATTCGTGCTGCTGAGATTGGTACTAAAAACCGCCGTCCGCTTGGTGTGGGAATCATCAATTTTGCTTATTGGCTTGCTCGCAATGACAGTAATTATTCCGATCCAAATCTTGATCTGGTGCATGAGTACGCCGAAGCTTGGTCGTACTACCTGATTAAGGCGTCGGTAGATTTGGCTGGTGAACAAGGTGCTTGTTCTAAGCAACATGAGACTAAATATGGTGGTGAACTACTCTTCCCGATTGATACGTATAAGAAAGAAGTTGATGAACTAGTTGCTCCAGTGTATAAGATGCATTGGGATGAACTGCGTGAGACTATGAATGCTGATGGCATTCGCAACTCTACACTTATGGCTCTGATGCCGGCTGAGACATCTGCACAGATCTCGAACTCAACCAACGGTATCGAGCCTCCTCGTGCTCTTGTTTCCATCAAGCAATCCAAGGATGGAATCATGAAGCAGGTTGTTCCTGAGTTAAAACGACTCAAGAATAAATATGAGTTACTATGGGATCAGAAGAGTCCGGAAGGATATCTGAAGATCATGGCGGTATTGCAGAAGTTCATCGATCAAGCCATCTCTGTCAATACGTCATACAATCCTGTCCATTATGAAGATGGCAAGATCCCCATGTCTGAGATGATAGGGCATGTTCTGATGCATTATAAGTACGGTGGTAAAACACTGTATTACTTTAACACCAATGACGGAGCGGGCGAGATCGAGGATAAGCCACTGGAGTCTGGTGCTATGGACGAAGAAGATTGCGATAGCTGCAAAATTTGATGTACAGAAAGTAGCAAATGGATTATATTAAGATAGATAGCGACCAATGGGATGATGCCAATAAGGTTTGGGGCGTGTTGGAATATTCCACCCGCCCCAATTCTACTGCAGTTGATTTAGTCCTAGAGGACACAACAACAAGGCAGACCATTCATAGAGTCGTTGCAAACAATCAAATCGAATGGCTAGAGGCCAAGGACTGGTAAATGTCAGTATTCAATAAAAACGTATTCGATGCCACAGAAGAAACATGCTTCTTTGGTAATCCTGTTAACATCGCACGGTACGACAAGCAACGTTATAATATCTTTGAGAAGCTGACTGAGAAGCAGCTTGGTTTCTTCTGGCGTCCAGAAGAGATTGACCTGTCACGTGATAGCAAGGACTTTAAGGCACTCAATGAAAATGAAAAGCATATCTTCACGAGCAATCTCAAGCGTCAGATCCTTCTTGATTCTGTACAGGGCAGAGCTCCATCTCTGGCTTTTCTGCCAGTATGTTCGCTTCCTGAGCTGGAAACCTGGATCCAGACCTGGGCGTTTTACGAGACGATTCATTCCCGTTCCTACACTCATATCATTCGTAACGTCTATTCTGATCCTTCCAGAGTCTTTGATGAGATGCTGGAGATCCAGGAAATCGTAGACTGTGCTGGTGATATCAGTAAGTACTATGATAAATTGATTACATCTAACAATCAAATTGGTTTGTTTAAACACGATAAGAAGCATCTTCATGCACATAAACGTGATTTATGGATGTGCCTGAATGCAGTCAATGCACTTGAAGGAGTTAGATTCTATGTCAGTTTCGCCTGTTCTTGGGCGTTTGCAGAAGTCAAAAAGATGGAAGGTAACGCCAAAATCATTAAGCTCATTGCCCGGGACGAGAACGTTCACCTTGCCTCGACTCAAAATCTCCTCAAAATTCTACCGAAAGAAGATCCAGACTTTCAACGCATTCAAGAAGAGACGCGGGATGAATGTATCGAGCTATTTCATAACGTTGTTGCACAGGAAAAAGCCTGGGCTCATTACCTTTTTCAGAATGGATCGATGATCGGTCTGAACGAACAGTTATTATGTGACTATGTAGACCACATTGCTGCTAAACGTATGGGTGCAATCGGTCTTAATGGTAAGGCAGGTCCTAATCCTCTGCCATGGACACAGAAGTGGATTGCAGGATCTGACGTGCAGGTAGCTCCACAAGAAACAGAGATCACAAGTTACATTAATGGTGGTGTTGTGAAGGATGTTGATTCTGATACATTCAAGGGCTTCACTCTATGAGAACCAAAGAGCAGGAAGTCCTTGATAATTTGAAACATCGGGAAGAAGTCTGCTGGGATATGGCAGAAGTGTTTCTACAGAATAGAGACGCACACGGAATCCATGACATGGGAGTTGAAATACAAGCCCTACAAAGAACAATAACAGAAATAAAAAGGCTGAACGAACAATGAAATGGATAACCTGCCCCGAATGTGAAGAAGAGTTTAGAGTCATCACTGAATCCATGGAACCAGTCACATATTGTCCACTATGTGGATCTGACCTACCAGAGGGTGAAGAAGAAGACGAGTTTGAGGATGAATAAATAGATCTTTCACCATTGAGTTGATGATCTATGTGGTTATACGAAGATAAAGAGTTTGAGTACGACGATCAATGGTATGGATTCATCTATCTCATTGAGAATATAGTCAATGGTAAGAAATACATAGGCCGCAAGTTCCTGACTAAAGCAGGATACAAGACGGTCAACAAGAAACGCAAGAAGATCCGGGTTGAGTCCGATTGGGCTGACTATTACGGATCTTCTCCTGCCTTGGCCAAAGACATTGAGATCTTCGGTCGTGAGAATTTCAAGCGTACAATTTTAAGACTTTGTAAGTCCCGGGGTGAATGTAATTACTGGGAAACTAAACTCATCTTTGAGACTGATGCGGTTCTAGATGGCAACTATTACAATACGTGGGTGCAATGTAAGATCCAAGCCAGTCATGTAAGAGCATTGCATTTCAATTCACAGGAGACTTCATGAAGTGTCAACGGTACTAGAGCATAAGCATCTGATTGTCAGAGCGCAACTTAATAATCCTCCATATGATGTCACTGATATCAAAGATTGGATGGGATATTTAGTCGACAAGATTGGTATGAAGATCCTGATGGGTCCATATGCAGTTTACTCAGAGATGGAAGGCAATGCTGGTCTGACCGCAGTGACCATCATTGAGACTAGTCACATTGCTCTTCATGTATGGGATGAAGTCAAACCTGCATTGATGCAACTAGATGTTTATACTTGCAGCGCTTTAGATATTAATGATGTGTTTGAGGCTATTAAAGTCTGGGAACCAACAAAGATTGAGTATAAGTATATTGACAGAGAACATGGTCTAACTTTATTGGACCATAAACACATTTAATAGTGTACAATAATGTGAATTTAGTATATATTGAAATAATCAACAACGTGAGGTTATAATGGGTAAGAAAGTAAAACGCAAGACTAAAGTTTCTAAGGGCATTCATTCAAACGTATCGGCTTCAACACTGAAAGCAGTGCGTCGTGATGTATCAGAAGTTGCGCGGGCACTTCATAAGCTTGATGCTTGGAAGCGTGGTAAGAATCCATGGATCACGGTTCCTGGAACTGCATCCAATGCAAAGCTTATCAGGGTTCGTGCTAATAGTGTCTATGGTGATCCTAAGAAATCTGGAGCAAACTTATTTGGCGTAAAAGCAGATGTCAATTAAAACAATCGTTTACACAAAAGATAATTGTCCTTATTGCGCCCAAGCAAAAAGACTATTAGAAGAAAAAGGCAAAGAATATATCGAGACCAACATTGGTCGCGATATTCGACGTGAAGACTTTATGTCTTTGTTTCCTAACGTGAGATCAGTACCACATATTATTATTGACGGAGAACAAATCGGTGGATTCGACAAACTTACAGAATGGCTCGACACTTCAGCAGGACGACACTACTTGGCGGAATGAATACCTCAAGTCTGAGCTATTTAAAAATATCGTAACAGTAGACTTTATTAAAAAGGATGGAACACAGCGTAAGTTGCGTTGCACACTGCGTCCTGATCTTCTTCCGCCACAAACAGATATTGAAGAAGCAGTGTCAAAGCTTCCTTTTCCGACCTCGTTGGCTGTATGGGATCTTGATAATGAAGGATGGCGTTCGTTTCGTTATGACTCGATCCTCGGGTTTACTATTGAACCCGATGAAGATCGTTCGTGGGCGATAGAAGTAGTTACATGATCTACATGGTAGACATTGATCAGACTATTTGTCTGACTCCGTACGTGAGTGGTAAACACATGTATGAACATTCCATCCCGTTGCACCACAGAATTGAAGCCATAAATAAACTATACGATCAAGGCCATACCATTATCTATTGGACGGCCAGAGGTTCAGGATCGGGAATTGACTGGGCCGAACTTACCAACAAACAACTTACAGAATGGGGATGCAAGTTCCACGAGGCACGTCTCGGAAAGCCGTCGTATGATGTTTGGATCGATGACAAAGCGTTCAGTGACCGGCAATTCTTTCATATTGTAGATTATGAAAACCGCGGAGAAATTAATGAATAATCAAGACTTGATTGAGCTTAATGACCAGAACAAGGAATCAAATGGTGGAACAGAACTTACCACCAGGGGTCTCTTTAACCGACTTACTCGTGATGAACTCGATGGTATCCAAATTATCACTGCTCGTGTCCGCGAGCTCGATCCTGACCGAATTAAGATCTACCATCTACACGATCTTGCCGGTGATCCTGAGGCTTCACACCTTCAAGATGCAGCTTCTCGAGCTCGCTTCGACAAGTTGGTCTTCAGCTCTAACTGGCAGTATCAACAGTATCGTGACTATCTTGGAGTGCCATACAGCCATCAGTCAACAGTTATTGAAACAGGTGTCGAACCAATTCCACTCGTTGACAAGCCAAAAGATAAAATACGCCTCATCTATACGTCCACACCTCATCGTGGACTGGAGATTCTGGTTCCTGTATTTTGCGCTCTAGCAGAGAAGTATCCTAATATCGAACTGGATGTATTCTCATCATTCGGTATCTACGGATCGGCATGGGAACAAAGAGATAAACAGTATGAGCCTCTATTCGAGGCGTGTCGCAACCATCCTCAGATCAATTATCATGGATGGGCAGATCAGGAGACTGTACGTGCAGCATATCAAAAAGCTCATATCTTCGCTTATCCTTGCATTTGGCCCGAAACGTCGTGCCGCTCTCTTATTGAGGCTATGTCAGCTGGCTGTCTTGCTGTCCATCCCAATTTCTCTGCACTATCTGATACATGCGGTGGTCTAACCGTCCAGTACGATGGTGATCATGAGAATGTGAATCTTCATGCAAACATCTTTGCTCACACTCTGATGTATGCTATTGAAAACGTACAGAATAATGATCTAAGCAATCTACTCGGATTCATCAAGACTTATGCAGACACGCGATTCTCATGGGATTCGGTTATGCCTAAGTGGAAGGGTTTGATTGCATCTTTGAAGGCACAGAAAAATGATTCTAGCAAAAGCCCCACTGCGGGTTAGTTTTTTTGGTGGGGGTAGCGATATCCCCACCCACTTTGCTATGTGGGGTGGTGCCACCATCTCTACTGCTATCGACAAGTACGTCTATGTAGCAGTCATGCACACTCCTCACGATCATATCAAAGTTTCCTATTCGAAACAGGAATGTGTAGATAACGTCGAGGACCTACAGAACGAGATTGTCAAGAATGCTCTCAAGTTCTTCGGCATCAAATCCAACATCGAGATCACATCATTCGCAGATATCCCCACGGTCGGTAACGGTCTTGGTGGATCGTCTGCGTTTACCTGTGCTCTGATTAAGGCATTGTCTGCATATCTTGGATATGAGTACATCAATCCGTATGGTGTGGCCAAGACTGCATGTCATATCGAGATCGACCTGTGTGGTTGGAAGATCGGTATGCAGGATCAATTCGCATCTGCATTCGGTGGTATGAACTATATCCAATATCGTGGTGAAATGGGAGCTCCCCAGTTTCATATTAAACGATTGGATTCCAATGCCATCGAAAACTATATGATCTTGATTCCTACTAATGTAGAACACCATGCAGCTAAGATTCTCGATAATATCAACTTCGAAGCCAAGACGTTTGTGATTCGTGAACTGGCTAATATGGCAGAGATGCAAGGCACACAACCTGTCAATATCAATGAATATGGACGGCTTCTCAACTCTGCCTGGGAACTCAAGAAGCAGATGAGTGATGAGGTCTCTACGACCGATATAGATAGTATGTACGATCGCTGCAAAGCAGCCGGCGCATATGGTGCCAAGTTGTTAGGTGCAGGAGGCGGCGGATACATGCTAGCACTCACTGATTCTAAGAGTGCAATCCGCCAAGAATTTTCAGATCGCACTTGCCTTGACGTAGGAATCTCACATGAAGGAGCTAAAGTTGTCTACCGCGATTGAAAATATCTGGGTTCAACATCGTAATGAAGTCATTGCTGGTTTGAACTCTATTAGTATGCATGATTTGCAAAAGGCAGCAGATGTAATCCTGTACGCTATCAGGAGTGGTAAAACCATATATACTGCTGGCAACGGTGCATCCGCTGCTATTGCCCAACACTGGGCATGTGACTATACCAAGGGTTGCTCTGAAATTGGTTCTCGTCCTTTCAAACCTAAGGTCATTTCGTTATCTGCTAACATCCCTCTTATGACGGCAATCTCGAATGATATTTCTTACGACGAAGTATATGCTTACCAACTCGAGCGTCTGGCCGATCCTGGTGATGTCTTTATCAGCATTAGCAGTTCTGGCAATTCCCCATCGGTGGTACGAGCATGCGAAGTTGCTCTTGAAAAGAATCTTAGTGTCATTGCGTTGACCGGATTCTATGGTGGTAAAACCAATGAACTTGCACAGTATCCTATCCACGTAGCTGTCGAGGAATACGAGGCTGCCGAGGATGTGCATCAAGCAATTATGCATATGATCGCAAAATATCTTCGTTTTCGAAAGTGGGACTGAAAATAGTTGTGTACAAATTATGAAAAGTATGGTAGGTTGAATAATCAACTGCTGAGGAATAACATACATGGCTATCAAGCTCAAGCCTAAACCAAAGATCAAGTCCCGCGCTGTCATCAAGTCTATCGATGACAAGCACTACGGTTCAGAGCCGCTTATCATTGGTATTCACACTGGTGAATATCGTGATGCTCTGAACTGGTACAACTATATGCATGATCAGGATCAGGCACGTGAGTGGTTGCTTGAGTTCATGAAGTCTGCACAGTTTGACCGTGCTAAGATTGCAGCCGTTCGTCGTTGCCCCAAGCACAAGGTTCCTACCACCATCGGTTGGCAGGCACGTATGATGATGAATGGCAATACGCTTGCACCATCCTCATACGAGTTCTTCAATGGCCACCTTGACCGTCTCGTTGAGATGGGTAAAGAACTTCAGGATGAGTCGGCCATGGCCGCCCCTGATAAGCCAGTCATTGACATCCAAGCACGTATCCGTTTCCGTGCAAATAGCCTCATCACTATGGTCGAAGAAGAAATCGATGGCGTGATGAACGGTGATACCTTCGACATCTATAGCTTCCTTCAAAAGCATGAGGTCACTCCTCAGGCAGCAGGATATATCCGTGACTACTATCTTCCTATGAAGGAAGAACTAGAACTTGATGACGAACAAGTCAAGGAAGCCTATGGTAAAAAACTTAAGTTCTGGTGTGATTTCTATTGTACTCTTATTACAGACTGTGATAGATTCATAAATAACAAGAAGGCAGTCAAGATCCGCAAGCCACGTGAGAAGAAAGTCAAGTCGGCTGTAGATGTTGTCAAGGCTCTCAAGTATCAGAAGGAAGAACCTTCATTGAAGATCGTCTCTGTCCATCCGACTGAGATTGTAGGATGTAACCAACTATGGGTTTACAACACGAAGTACAAGAAGTTGACTCAGTATATTTCCATGAGTCCAAACGGATTGCAGGTCAAGGGTACTACGCTCATCGGATACGACCCAGAGACTTCATTGAGCAAAGGTCTGCGAAAGCCAGACACTGCCATTCAGTCGCTTCTTTCTGCAGGCAAAGTCAGCCTACGCAAGTTCATGGACGAGCTCAAGACTACACCATCCACCCCAAATGGTCGTATCAATGAGCAGACCATCCTACTAAGGGTTGTTAAGTGACGGACAATGTAATCCAATTCCCTAAATCTAAACTAAACACACCGCCTCAGTCACTCGAGGAGATGGTTGCAGACATCGATCGCCTGAGGCGTGAAACCGCTGATGAGATTGCTACTAGTATGATACCACAACTCATCGGTATCTTCATGGCCAACGGCATCGATGCTGATCAGCATGAGTACATCAAAGATGTCTCAATGATTGTAGAGTCTTCCAAGTCTCTGCTATATAAATACTACAATATCGAACATCCCTTCCATGAGATGATCGACTCGGTATTTGAATTTAGTTATAATGATGATGACACGGTAGCGTATTCCTATTCGTTGCCAACAGAACCGGAGGAAGAGTGAGAGCTCTTTAATTTGATATGATTATTGTTGACCTATCCCAAGTAATGATTTCTAATTTGATGATGCAGTTGGGTAACCATACCAACACAGAGGTCGAAGAAGATCTTCTTCGCCATATGATCCTTAACTCTATTCGTTCCTATAACCAGAAGTTCAAGGACGAGTACGGTGAGATGATCATTGCATGCGACGACCGTGCATTCTGGCGTCGTGATATCTTCCCATACTACAAAGCAAACCGTAAGAAGTCACGTGAGAAGTCGGAACTCAACTGGACTCAGATCTTTGATGCACTGCACAAGATTCGTGACGAACTTAAGGCATTCTTCCCGTATCGTGTTGTGCAGGTCGATGGTGCAGAGGCAGATGACATCATCGGAACTCTTGCCATGAACTATGGCGACACTAACGAGAAGATCCTCATCCTCTCTGGCGACAAGGACTTCGTCCAGCTTCAGCGTTACAACAACGTCAAGCAGTACGATCCTGTCCAGAAGAAGTTCCGCACTACCAACGACCCAGATCGGTTTATCAAGGAACACATCATGCGTGGTGACATCGGTGACGGCGTTCCTAACTTTTTGTCGACTGACAACTGTCTGGTTGTAGGCGAACGACAGAAGCCGGTTGCCAGCAAGAAGCTGGATGTATGGGTCCACCTCAAACCAGAAGAATTTTGTGACGATCGTATGCTACGTGGCTACCGTCGCAATCAACAGCTTGTAGACCTGTCCTTCATCCCTCTGAATATCCAGGAAAACATCCTGGCTGAGTACGAGGCACAGGCCGGCAAGGGTCGTAAACACATGTTCAACTACTTCGTTGAGAAGAAGCTGAAGAACCTAATGGAAAGCATTAACGAGTTTTAATATGGCAACACTAGCTATTTCACAGATCATCGAGAACGCAGG